GTTTTTTTTTTTTTTGCTTTTCTCTCCTAAAGCGGCGTTTATAGCCGATCATTACATAGTTAAGTATTGCAACTTTTTGTTTGTCATAAGTTCAGACAGCAAAGAGTGTTGTTTACACTCTCAACTGCTTAATCTTACGGTTTGGCAAGGTCAAGAGCATGAATTCTTCGAAAGTCCTGTGCAAGACGCTTCTTTTCTTTTTGACGCTCTTTCTTTGCCATTTTAGCCATTAATTGCTCCTTTGATTTAGGGACGTGATTAGCTGCTCCCACGGGCGCACCTTTCTGTTTCGCCCTTTTTGCCTCCTTCTTTTGACCTTTAGCATATTTCTTTGCTGCAGATCCTGCGAAACTTGTTGCTACAGCTGCTGCTTTCGCAACAGGATGTGGCACCAGGGCAATCATTGCTGACAGTTCGTCAGAAATACTAGAGAAAGCTTTTGCAAGCCATGTCCAGTTATCATTATCACGAGCAAATCCCATGGTTGGACACCTACTCATAATATGTTGTGCAATCGAAACTGCGACTGGATCCCAATCAGTTCCATGGACCATCAAGGGTACATAGTTCTTTTCGGTAAGTCGAGGATTTGGAAAATTCTCATAAACATAGGTAATAGTAAATGTTCCTGAATGTGTAGCATCCAACCCCGTTAACCATATCCCACACGGTTTTGCTCCTGAGTGAGTAATGGAGTGGGTTGGAGCTGAGTAATTCGCCGGAACACCTACAGGAGTACCTGTGGTAAATTCAGGTCCAACAACTTGCCCGATAAATGGTATCGCCCAATCTATTGTTGTATAAACTGGGAAAGTAAAATCAGGCATTTGTTGTTGAAACTCAGGATCGACCATAATCGGCATAAAACAGCCCTCTTTACAGGCATGATTCATGTACGATGGTAAAGGTGAGCAGTCTGCCACTGTAAGTGGCCTCCTACGCCTTAACTCCGCTCCAAATGCTGACCAGGCCGTAGCTGGGAGGGTTGCCGCAAAACTCATGACTGTTGTGTCATTTTTGTCTTCGTCTGGAATTCTGTATGCATGGATAGTTCCTCCTTGTGTTAACTTTGGAGTAACATCTTCATACTTTAAACACATTGCAACCAACCTTCCTTGCATTTTAGTTTGATCAGCCGTTGGTGCCCATGAAACTATCCTCTGATTAGCATTCAGAGGTGCACTAAGTTCCCAGGCACAATTTCCTCCTGCTGCTACAGCTTGCACCGTAACACCAGCTCCGATAACTTCAGAATTAGCCAACTTCGTTGAATAGAAGTTTTGGGCCGCACTGAATTTAGCAGCTTGCCAAAGATTTAGTTCAGGTTCGACCTGAATGTGCATATCCCATTTTCCAGCTATTCCTGCTGGTTGGGTTATATTATACACACTTTTACTTGTCGAAACAAGAGCTTTTGAATTTGTTCTGTTAGGAGCAGCAATTGAAGAATTCCCTGACATTTGCCAGTGAACACAATCAACATACTGCATTAACCAATCCCTCCCTTTTTCTGAGAGAGCACCCAATTCAACTAATTTATCAATTTTATTGAAGACCGCTGGCCTTCGCATTTGATTGTAGAAACCGTTTTCCATAGAATTTTAAAACCTCCACCTCCGTGGAGCCTCATGCTTTCGCAGTCTTTGACTCCAAAATTCTACTCTCTTCCTGTGACCACGTTCAAAAAACTATCACGTACATCGAGATTTATTTGTTGGGTTTCTAAAAAATCATCTGCTTTCAATTGATCTATAAGTGGAAGATTCTTATATTGAAATTTAGCATATTTTATTATAATATCAAAGATTCTACAATCGGCATACGCTAATACCGCAAGATTTATTGATCTCTGAAACATATCCAAAGGAGTCATAGGCTCCAACGGATCAAATATCAGCGAACTACAAATTTTCCCCATCCTAGGATAAGGTATATACTGTTGATGGAATTCATCCCATACAGCATTAGAACCCAGGAAAGAATGACGTTTATCTATCTTTCCATAATCGAATGTCACTAATGTTGCTGTATCTTTAAGGACCAATCCAAATTCAGCATATATCTCAACCATATGCATTGCCATTTCGTAGGCAGTATAAGGAAAAAAATTCTTCGTCCACAGACATTATAAAGTCATCAGAGTAAATTGCTAATTCAGCAAACTCCATACACTCCTCATAAGTAGGTATTGATA